TTTTTTGGAACTGCACTTGATTACGCATCAAATATGCGTGATGAGAATTCTTCAGTAATTCAATACCGAAATATGTCGGTTTATCCGGAAGTAGATAATGCTGTAGATGAAATAGTAAATGCTTCTATTGTTTCTGGCACAGATAGAAAACCAGTAAAAATTGATTTGGCAGAAGTTCCTTTATCAGAAAATATTAAAGTTAAAATATATAAAGAATTTGATAATATTTTACATATAATGGATTTTAATTCCAAATCATATGAAATTTTTAGAAGATGGTATATTGATTCTAAAGTTTATTATAATATTGTAATTGATAAAGATCTGCCTACAGAGGGTATTAAAGAACTTATTCCTATCGATCCTTTAAAAATTAAAAAGGTAAGAAAAATTAAAAAAGAAATGGAACGGGTTGATGGGCAGTCAGTTTCCTTAATTAAGGATATAGAAGAATATTATCAGTATACAAATACGGATAAAGAAACTTATATGATGACTGGTCCGGGTGGATTGCAATTATCTTTAGATAGTGTAGTATATGTTCCATCCGGGCTTCTTGATTTAAATACTAAACGCGTTTTGGGTTATTTGCATAAAGCAATAAGACCGTTAAACATGTTAAGACAATTAGAAGATGCTTTATTGGTTTATCGTGTTGCTAGAGCACCAGAAAGAAGAGTGTTTTACGTAGACGTTGGTCAATTACCAAAACAAAAAGCAGAACAATATATTAGAGATATGATGAGCCGATTTAGAAATAAATTAATCTATAATCAGGCAACAGGTGAAGTTAGAGATGAGAGAAATCATCTTTCAATTTTAGAAGACTATTGGCTACCAAGAAGAGAAGGTTCACGTGGAACTGAAATCTCAACTCTTCCGGGCGGTCAAGCTATGTCTCAGATAGATGACGTAGAATTCTTTAAAAAGAAATTGTTAAATGCATTAAACGTACCTATCAGCAGACTGACTTCCGATTCCACTGGATTTAATATGGGAAGAAGCAGCGAGATTAGCAGAGAGGAAATTAAGTTCTATAAATTTGTAGAAAGACTTCGTCATCAATTTTCTAAACTATTTTTAGACACCCTTAGAGTTCAATTACTTTTAAAGGGAATAATGACTGATGACGATTGGCATGAACTTCGTTCTCAGATTAAAGTAATTTTTAACACAGACAACTATTTCTGGGATTTAAAAGAAGCAGAAATTTTAGCAGAACGAATTAAAATGCTTTCTTTTGTTGATCCATATATTGGAAAATATTTTTCTTCAGCATATGTCAGAAAAAATGTTCTCAGACAAACAGAAGAAGAAATGAAAGATATGGATAAAGAAATGGAAGTTGACCGTGAACGAATGCGTCAAGAACAAATGGCAGCAATGATGCAACAAGCACAGCAAAATATGGGACAAGAGCAACAATGAAAGACATAACACAAATTTTGCTTAAAAAAGGAATAATGGGTTTAGTATATGAAGATCAAGAACATTTTAAAACAAATGTCGTAAATTCTATTGCATATAAATTGAATGAATCTTTAAAACAAATCAAAAAAGAAGTTCAAACTAAACTGTTATATTCTGAATCTTTAACAGAAAATGAAGATAATATAAAAAATTTTATTAAGTTTATAAATAATTTTCAAGAAGGAAAATATACCTTTAAAAATGGAATGAATATAAATATTACGGAATCAGAGGTAAAAAATTTAATAAGTTTATTTGAATCTTTAAATTCAAAAAACAGAAAATTGATGGCTAAAGAAATTTTCGAGACACCAGAAAAATTTAAAGAACATATTAAATTTTCTCAAGAAGCAAAAGGAATAATATGAAAAACGACATCCGATACATGTTAAAAAACATCATAGAAGAAAATGCCATCGAATTTAAAGATAAAACCTCAAAAGTTTTATATGAAAAAATTGGCAGCAAATTAGAAACCAAATATAAAGAAATTTCTAAGAAAGCTTTCATGAGAAAAGAAAATGAAACTAATAACTGAATTAACTGAAGACATAAAATACATCAAAGAAAACGTCGGAAACGGCGATAAAAATTATTACATTGATGGTGTTTTTATGCAAGCCGGAGTAAAAAATCGCAACGGAAGAATTTATCCACAAAATACATTAATAAAAGAATGCAAAAGATACATTAATGAATACGTTGCAAAGGGGCGCGCTTTAGGAGAATTAAACCATCCAACCGGTCCTACCGTAAATTTGGATAGAGTATCGCATATCGTAAAAGAACTTCACGAAGACGGAAATAATATTGTAGGAAGAGCAAAAGTTCTTGATACTCCAATGGGAAAAATTGTAAAAAATCTTATCGATGAAGGAGCCCAACTCGGTGTATCTACACGTGGAATGGGATCATTGAAATCCAAAAATGGATTTCAAGAAGTTCAAGAAGATTTTATGTTGGCAGCAATAGACATTGTTGCTGACCCATCTGCACCAAATGCTTTTGTCAATGGTATTATGGAAGGAAGAGAATGGATTTTTAATAATGGAATTTGGTCCGAAAGAATGCATGAACAATCAATTAAAACTATTAAAAATTCTTCTTCTAGAAATTTAAATAAAAATATTGTAAAGATATTTGAAAATTACTTTAAAAATTTATAAAAATGAGATTTATAGGAAAAGAAGAATTTCAGTATTTGATGTACAGCATCAATGAATCTATTGAAAAAAATAATGATTCAAATTATAAAATAAAAAATTATTCTATTCTTTTTCCAGAAAATCATTATATAAATGAAGCATCATCAAGTTCTGTATTAACAACTTCCAAACCAACTCCACCAAAAACAAGTTTTGGTCCAATTGGTTCGGGTTCAGGTGCACCGACAAAAGAAAAAAAAGACAGTGTTATGTTTGGTGATATGAGTAACATGGATAAAGCTGCTGCTGCTGGCATGTATGCTGCTGGTGGTATCGGTGATTTGTTGGGACCCCATGTTGTCTCTGGTGCAGAATCTTTTGCCGATAGATTAACTAAAAATTTTGGTGGATCTATTGGAAAAGCTTTTGCTGGGAATGTTTTAGGACAATTGAAACAACTTTCCGGTTATGATTTTGTAAATATTAATTTAGGAAATATTGCAAACGCAAATATGCAAAATGTTCTCGGTGGAATGGGCAAACCTTTTGCTCCAATTTTGATACCAAAATCAAAATCAGTTCCATCTTTAGAGGATTTAGAAAACCAAAATAATTCAAAAAAAGCAAAACCAAAAACACCTAAATCACCTCCAACCCCATCCCCTTCCTCGTCACCGCCAATGGGGTCAACACCATAATTTTAAATTATTCTAAATATTTTACATCGATTAAAGGATCCTTTTTATGAAAAATACAAACAAAAAAACAATTTCCGAAGCAGTAGCACAAGCAATGGGCTTGGGTGCTGTTTCTGATGGAAAGCCAGATTATGATGCTACAGGCAGAGGTTCTATGTCAGCGTCACCAGTCGTAACCGGAATGCCATCGACAACTCCAGTCGGTGCTCCAGTTGTCCCTATGTCAGCACAACTTTCAATGGGTGGGGGTCAAAAAATGGCCAATTCTTCGCCCGAAGAAGAAGGTGAAGAAACCGAAGAAACCGAAGAAGGCGAAGAAGAAATGCAAGAAGAAGCCCGCGCAGAATTCCGCGACGCTCTCGTTTCTCTTCTCGGTGAAGAAAATATTAACGAAGATCTAATTGTAAAACTTGAAGCTATTTTTGAGGCTTCGATTGCAGATAGAGTTCAAAAAGTCGTTGAAGTAATTTCTGAATCCGCCGACCAAAATGTAAAACAATATCTTGATAATTTAACTGAAGCTCTTGTAGAAAAAGTTGATGATTATCTTGATTATGTCGTTGAAGAATGGATGACAGATAATGCTGTTGCCGTTGAACAAGGAATTAAGACACAAATTGCTGAAAACTTTATTAGTGGTCTAAAGAATCTTTTTGAAAACCATTATATTGATGTTCCAGCAGAAAAATATAATGTTCTTGATGAACTCTATGAACAAAATAGACAATTGCAAGAAAAACTCAATGAAGCAGTAAATAACAACATTTCTCTCAAGAAAGAAGTTTCTTTGACTGAATGTGCTGGTATTTTCGTAGCAGAAACAAGAGACCTTGCTGATACACAAGTTGCAAAACTACAAAACTTGATGGAAAATGTTTCTTTTGAAACCCCAGAAGAATATCGTGAAAAGCTTGTAGCAATTAGAGAAAATTACGTAAATGCTTCGAAGGTTTCAGCTCCATCAAAATTGTCTCAGCCAGAACAAACATTTGCACCAGTAAAACAAGCACCAACAACTTTAGTAGAAAATTATGTTGGAGCTATCGGAAGACTTAATAAAAAGGTCTAAACACAAAATTTTCTAAATAATTTTACTCACAGGAGATAACATAAAAATGCAATTTGCAGAAAACACACCATATGACGTATTAACCGAGAAGTGGGAGCCAGTGCTTGGTCACGAAGCTCTTCCTTCCATTCAAGATGACTATCGTAAGAAAGTAACCGCAGTTCTCTTAGAGAACCAAGAACAAGCTATTCGTCAACAACACCTCGTTGAAGACATGGCTTCTGGAAACAATCTCGGTGGTCCAGCAACCTCAACCGGCTACAATACAGCTGCTGTATCTGGATATGATCCAGTTCTCATCAGCTTGGTTCGCCGTGCAATGCCCAATTTGATGGCTTATGACATTTGCGGCGTTCAACCAATGACCGCTCCAACTGGCCTCATCTTTGCAATGCGCGCTAACTATGCTTATGGCGGAACCGTTGGCACAACCTACGGAAACGCTGGCTACGTTGAAGCCATGTTCCAAGAGCCACAAGCTGCATTCGGTGGTTCAGGTTGGACACTTGATTCAAGCTATGTTACAGGAAAAGGCTTGTCTGCTGCTTTTTCAAGCGGTGTCAAACCCGGCTTAACTGCTTTTAATGCTCTTAGAGGTATTTTGACTTCACAGGGCGAAGGAATCGGCAAGACTTCACCATATGCCAACTGGAATCAAATGGCATTCTCAATCGACCGTGTTGCTGTCCAAGCAAAGACTCGCGCTCTAAGCAGCAACTACACCGTCGAATTGGCACAAGATCTTAAGGCTGTTCACGGTCTTGACGCTGAAGCCGAACTCGCAAATCTTCTCAGCACAGAAATTCTTGCTGAAATCAACCGCGAAATCGTCAAAACAATTTACTACGTTGCTCGTCAAGGTTCAGTCCAAAGCGATCTTGCTAATGATGGTGAATACGATCTCGATATTGACTCAGACGGTCGTTGGTCTGCTGAACGTTTCCGTGGTCTTAGCTTCCAAATTGAGCGTGAATGCAATTACCTCGCCAAGGAAACTCGCCGTGGTCGTGGTAACTTCATCATCTGCGACAGCGATACCGCTGCAGCACTCGCAATGTCTGGTTTCATGAGCCTAAGCCCAGCAATTGCACCACAACTTAACGTTGATGATACTCAAAGCACCTTTGCTGGCGTAATCAACGGTAAGATCCGTGTGTACATTGATCCATATAGCCCAGCAGGATATAACTTCTTCTGCGTAGGTTATAAGGGTGAATCCCCATACGACGCTGGATTGTTCTACTGCCCATACGTTCCGCTACAAATGGTACGTGCAGTTGATCCTAACACTTTCCAACCACGTATTGCCTTCAAGACTCGCTATGGTGTCGTAGCCAACCCCTACGTCATCAACAGCGCAGGTATTCCAGACGGTGAAACCCTCACCTCTGGCTTGAACCAATACTACCGTTTGACTGCTGTTAAGAGTCTCCACGGCGGAACTTTTTAATCTAAGTAATAATTAAAACTTCGAAAACCTCCCGAGTAATCGGGAGGTTTTTGTTTTACCATAAATATTTTTATGACCACATGTTCACCAAATATAAATCCACTATACAATAGTTACTTTCGTTTAATTTTTGGTCGTGGAACTAAACAAATGGAATTGATGTGTCAAAAAGTAAATATTCCCGGCATTTCAATAGGTGATCAACCACAGCCCACTACTCTTGGTACAACTATTCCAGTTGCCACTCAATCAATTCAATTTGAATTGTTGAACGTTGAATTTATTATAGATTCTAATTTACAAAATTGGAAAAGTATTTATTCTTGGATGAGAAATTTAACAAATATTGCAAATGATTATGATCATAATTTAAATTATCAAGATTGGCATCATCAAGCAAATTTATTAATTTATGATGGTTTTAACGATTCCCCTCCAACAACTTTTAAATTTTACCATATAATACCTGTAGCGTTGAGTGGATTCATGTTTCAATCGGATAGTGCAGACGCATTGGTTCAAAAAGCCACATGCAAATTTAAATATTCACACTATACAATAAACCCAGATGCTCCATCAAATTTAAAAAATACCGCTTAAAAATAATCAGAAGGGTTGTCAGACCAGCTTTCTGGATTTTCAGGTGGCTTCTCGGGATTATATGGTAGCTTATTCGTTTCTGGTTTGACTCTGGAGCGTTTCTTTGGCTTGGGTTGGGGTTTGGGCATCTCTTCTTCGATGGCCTCTATAACCGATTCTACGTCTTCTTCGTCATTTAAAGATTCTGAATCTTCATAAGTTTCTATCAAATCATTGACAAAATTTACAAAATCATCATTCGTAAAAAGATCATTTAATAATAGTAATCCCGGATCATTGGAATTTTCAGAATCGCTTGCAGAAGATGTCATTATAGATTTTGGATCGCTCTGAATTGCCAATAAATATGCGTTATACATTTTTACAAGTTCTTCTTGTGGCTCTCCACAATATACTATTGATGTATTAAAAATTTTTGCTTCAAAGTTTTTTATACTTGAAAGATAATTTGTTAATTTAACATATTCTATCATATTGTTCATATTATCTTTTGTGATATATGATTCCAGTCTTGCTGGAAATTTTATTATAATAGAATTATCATTTTCTATAGCAGTTCCTATTAATTCTTCACCAGTCAATAAACGAATGACTTTCAAGGAACCCGACAAATCAGTTTCGGGAATAGAATCGGACATTTAAATGTCCTCCTTTAAATTATTTATCTTGTGTCAGGTCTGTAAAACCCATAGAAAATATTTTAAAATCAAATTTTTCTTTTTTATAAATTTTAACACGCTCTTCAAAATGTTTGAACACGTGATTTTTATATGATTTCCAAGAAAGATCATCAACAATATCAAATACTTTCAAAGTTTTCTTTTTTTCTGATACACGCAATCCTCTACCAATGCTTTGTAAAAGTCTTATTACTGATTTAGTTGGGGAAGCAAAGATAATGTTATCAAGATTGACAATGTTAATCCCAGCAGAAGTAGTGCCGTAACTAGCAACCAAGATGGCATCTTTTTCAGAGTCAATAATTCTTCGAATGTATTCTCTGGCTTCTGCTTCTGTTTTGCCTGAGATAAAATAAACCTTGCGTGTTCCCGCTTTTTCTTTGCAAAGTTCGTAGAGAGGCTTCCCTTGCGCTTCAACATAATTGAAGAGTACAAGCGTATTGCCCTTTGTTCTGGAGACCAGTTGCCAGATGAATTCATTTCTCTTATTATTAGTTATTATCCATTTAATTTCTTCTGCATATTTTTGTTTTTTTAATAATTGTTTTTCTTGATCTGTATATTTTAATACAATGCAATCTATACCGAGTGTAGCCAACAACCCTTTATTCATTAGATTCTTTGTATGAATAAATTGAACTGCTGGACCTAAAATTCCTTCAATACTCAATCTATGAGCTTGTGTTTGTTGTAATGTTCCTGTAGTCCCACAACGAAACCAAGCCTTGGTGAGTTTTTGACCAATAAAGTTTATAGATTCTGCTTTTGCTTGGTGACATTCATCAAAAAATATAGCATCAAATTGATCAAACCATTCTCTGGGCAATTTGTATATGGATTGCCAAGTGGATACTACTATCTGTTTATTTGTTTCTTTATCTACGCCAGCAGATATTTTGTGTATATACTTCTTGCAAGACCATGATTTATCTTGACAAGAATAATCAAAAAAATCGGCCTCCATCTGATTGACGAGACCGACTGTTGGAACTAAAATTAGGATTTTGCGATCTGTACGCAATACCTTTTGAAGATATCGAACCAATACGTATATAATAAGACTTTTTCCTGAGCCAGTCGGTGATATCAAGACCGAACGATGATTGTTCAATACATGCAAAATACCCTGTTTCTGATGGTCGTGCATTTTGACTGGTTGTTTGCGTACCGAAACCTTCAATGATTCGTAAAAATCCTGAAGTTGATCCTCGGTAACACATAATGGGTTCTGAGTCTCCTTTATATTTAACTCATAACCACGATCTTTGCAAAATTTTTGTAAATAAGTTTTTAGACCTCTAGGCAGAGTGGATGAAAGAATATCATAGAGCCGAACTTTTCCGTCCCATATGCGCTTTTTGTACAATGGCATATATTGAGCACCGGGAACCATGAATGAGAAATAATCTCTCAATTCTTGTTTAATTCCTTTTTCGGTTTTCACATAATATCGTACTTCATCAATAGATTCAACGTCTAAATCCACATAATATTTAGATGATTCCGTTCATCATTTTTTGCCAATCAATAGCAGACTTTATCATAAAATTTCTGTTGTTTAGCGATTTTAAAAAATCTTCAACAATACGAAGTTTTACTTCGGTTACAGCAACTTTAGATTTTAGTTCAATAACTTTTGGATCTGCTTCAACAAATTGTTCTACATCGCTTTTCAATAATGTAAAATCACATGGCTCTTCATTCCATGCCTCAAGTTCTTCTTTTGAAGCCTTACCTGTGTAAATTTTCCACTTACGCAATTTTAAAATTGCCAAATCATTTTGTTGTTTTGCCAAAAGTAATTTGACATCTGATAAAATCGTAAGATACTTTGAGTGTATTTGAGGTATCTTAAGAGACTCTACTCCTAACTCTGTAGAGTCTATTTGAGAGTCTTTAGTAATAAGTTCTTTAAGGTTCTCTAGATTCATCTTTTAAGATGTATTATAAAGTAACTCTAGAGAATGTCAAATAAATATATTTGACTTTAGTTTTTGATACTCTATAATAGCTGCAAGATCTTATGATTCCAAAAATTATACACCAAATTTGGTTGGGTGACCAATCAAAAAGACCCAGTAAAATCATGAAAACATGGCAATCCAAGCATCCTGATTGGGATTATATGCTTTGGACTGATGAAAATTTACCAGAATTAAAAAATAAAAAACAATTTCATCAAATGGAAGAAATGGCCGGAAAAGCCGACATACTTAGATATGAATTACTCCATATGTATGGGGGTGTTTATATAGACGCAGACACAGTATGTTTGAACCCATTAGAAGAATTATTTTTGCAAAATGATTCTTTTGCTTGTTGGGAAAATGAATATTCTGTTACTGGATTAATCCACAATGGACATATCGGTTCTTGCAAAAATAATGAGTTGATGTCGCAGTTAATACACCATATTGGTATGCAAGAACAGATTTATTTTGGACCTTTAAATGCATGGAAAGTAACAGGACCAGTTTTGCTCACAAATATTGTTAGACATTTAAGATATACAAAATTGAGAATTTATCCAAGCTATTATTTTATTCCAGAACATTTTAGCGGTGTATCTCATTTTTACACTAACGATAAATCTTATGGCAAACATCTAAATGGCAGTACACCACATTCAAAGTTTCAATATGGCCAAGATGAAAGCGATATAGTAAAAGATGCTAATTGATTTAAAAAAAATACCAACATGTTGGGTTACACATCCAAAATCACTTGATTATAAAAAATCAATGCAATCTCTTATTGAAAAAATAGGATTTGAAACGATTATTGAAATTAATGGTGAATCTATTGATAAAAATGGATTGTCATTTATTGAAATTCAACAAAAAAAAACAAATTCTGTTGCAGAAGCTCACATAAAAGCATTAAAAACTTTTGAACCTCCATTTTTAATTTTAGAAGATGATTGCGCCATCGTTGAAACAAATTTTAAAACAAATATAGATTTACCAAAATGTGATGCTTTATATCTTGGAACACACCAATATGGTATGGTAAGAAATGTTTCCACAATGGGGGGAACTATAAGTTCAATTTATGATGAATCGTATTTACGTGTATATAATATGTTGGGAATACATGCAATTTTGTATATTACAAAAGAGTATGTTAACTCTACTATAAATACATTACAAGAATGTATATCTATATCCAGATATTGTGACGAATGTGTTGCTTTAAATTTAAAAAATCACACAGTATTATCTGTGAAAAAACCATTTTTTTATCAAAAAGATGGTCACAATGATTCATTAACGCAAATTTTATTAAATCCTTATTTTTAATATATGACTATCATAATAACACAAAAGAGAAGTTGCGGATTTTTTTCTGATTTTAATACTATTCTAGGAAGTTTGCATCATTTAAAAATTAATAATATTGATTTTTATTGTGACTGGAATAATGTTCATTATCAAGACTTGAATTATAATATGTTTGATAAGTATTTTTTTAATCAAGATGTTTCTAAAATTAATAACGAGAAAATATACCAAACTGCTGTTGATGTTGGTTTTCCATATATTGTGATAGCTGAAAATAATATAAAAAACAATGATGATAGATCTGGATTTCAAAATTTACACGAAACACTAAAACATTTCAATTATTTTGAAAATGAGTTTTATAAAAACTGCAAAGAAAAAATAAATATAAAACCAAAAACTCTTGGTGTTCATGTACGACAAACCGATCACTGGATTCATGGACCTATTTTACCATGTGAATATTATTTTAAAAAGATAGATGAAAAAATAAAAGATTATGATTATATTTTCTTAGCAACGGATGAAAATATAATTGTTAATAAGTTTCAAAACAAATATGGTGATAAATTACATTTAAATGAAAAAATTATCAGAAGTGACAATCATGATCCAATACATACTGGAAAGTATCCTGAACATAAAGAAAAATTAGCTGAAGATGTTTTTATTGATGTATTATCTTTAGCTGCTTGTGATGAAATTATTATTACAACCAGTAATATATCACATTATATTTTTAGTATAAACCCAAACATAAAATATTATCAGATAGACAAACACGTTCGTTATAAATAAAAAACTATGACAACACAAATACATACAATATATTATTTTAATTTATTTGGAAACGGTGATTTACATTATTCCAGAGAATTTATAAAAGATTTTATTTCAAAAATACCAATTAAATCTTTTTATACACATAAAAAGTGTCCATTTATATTAAGAGACGTTTCAGTAGAATATTCTTCTCTAATGCCAGCACAACAAACTCATCCAAATGAAGCTGGCTTTTTTATAGAAAATAATATTTTATTTTGTGGAACATGGATTGGTCAACACCACTATAAATGGTGTAATTCTACTGGGTGTTGTAATATTAAAAATAATTACAATATGTATTCATCTTTTGCAAATATATTAAATATACAATTAAAAAATGAATTAGACTATATTCCAGAAATTGATTACAGCAAATATTCTATTGATGATATAAAAATTACATTAGACAAAAATATTTTAATATCAAATGGTATGTGTATGTCGGGACAAGCAATGAATTTTGATATGAATCCTATGATTGTAAATTTGGCTTCAAAACATCCTTCTTGTACTTTTTATGTTACACATGCTTTTCCCACCGATTTAAAAAATATAGTTGATTGTAATAGTATAATTTCAGAAAAAACAAACTCTAATTTAAATGAAATTTCGTATATTTCTACATTATGTGATATAATCATTGGAAGAGGTAGTGGTCCATTTTGTTTTACTCACGTAAAAGAAAATTTATATAATAAGAATAAAACTTATATATCAACAGGAAATACAGAAAGAGAAATAAATTGGGTAACTATGTCAGATTATAATCTAACAGAACATGCAAAACAACTTTGGGTTGGATCACATCCTGATACACCTGATAGACTTTATGACTTAATAGATAAGGAAATAAATGAAAAATTTGGTAATCGGTGAAACATCACAACTAGCACAATATTTCCCTGCAAATTATATAAAAATTTCTTCAAGAAATATAGATGAAGACTATTTAAAAAATAACAATTGGGACAGTGTTCATATTTGTTTTGCTGAACAAAGAACATTTTTAGCAAATGATGATAAGTTTAAAAAATGTTTTTTTGATACAAATGTAAATTTAGTAAAAAAAATCATATTAAATTTAAATGCTAAAAAAATATTTTATTATTCTACTGCAGAATTATGGAATAATTTAAGTGGACCTATATCATTAAATAGTCCTTTTAATTTTATTATGAACAATTATACAAATTCAAAATATGAAATTACAGAAGAATTAAAAAATAAAAATAAATATCCAAATGTTTCTATAGTTTATCCTTTTAATTTTAATTCTGTTTATAGAAAAGAAGGATATCTTTTTAGTAAAATATTTGATTCTATTTTAAACAAAATAAAAATAGAAATAGGTGACACACACTATTATAGGGATATAATTCACCCAAAAATAATAATTGACTCTGTATTAAAACATGATATAGTTGGAGAAGATATTATAATTGGGTCTGGTCATTTAACTAATATTAATGATTTTATTCAAAATTTATACAAAAAAATGAATTTAAATTATTATGATTATGTTATTGAAAAATTTGATAGACCTTCACTGTATAGAAAAAATATTTTTTATAGTTCTGTTAAAGTAAACAATTATGATAAAGATTTTGTATTAAACGAAACAGTAAAGGAATTAAATGAAAAACACAAATATTGCAATTAATATTGAAGAAATTTTAAAAAATGTAGTAAGTACTACATTGGTTTCAAAAACCATTCCCGATCTTCCAGCTGATTATACTAACACAGATAATATTGGAGAGGTTATAGAAAAACTGTGCATTTTGCATATTAGAACTTGGTTTTTAGAAGACATGGCTGGTCTTGCTAAAACAAATGATGAATTAGCCGATATAAAAAGAAAAGTAGATATTTGTTTTAAACAAAAAAGACCAGTATTAGTTCAAGCAATAAATAAGATGATAGATCAATGTATTTTAACAGAAAAATCTCTTTCAGAAAATTCTGTTAAAATTTATAAAGGTATAAGTGATGAATCTTCCAATCAAATTAGTTAAAGATACTATTCGAAATAATGAAATAGATGATTTGTGTTTATGGTTAAAAACTCACCCACAACTCACAAAAGGAAAATTAACAGAAGAATTTGAAGAGGCTTGGTCTAAGTGGCTAGGTGTCAAATACTCTGTTTTTGTTAATTCTGGTTCTTCAGCCAATTTAGCAATGTTTCAGGCGTTAAAAGTCTCAAACAAATTAAAAAATAATAAAATTGTTGCTCCGTGTGTTTCTTGGGTAACAACTATTACACCTATAATGCAATTAGGGATGGAATTAATTCTTTGTGATACCGATAAAGAAACTTTAGGTTTAGATCCAAAGCATTTAGAAGAGATATGCAAAAAAGAAAATCCTTCCTGTGTTATTTTAGTTCATGTTTTAGGTTTTCCAAATAAAATGAAAGAGATAGTTGAAATTTGTGAAAAATATGATGTGATTTTAATAGAAGATTCGTGTGAAAGTGTTGGATCAATGTATGGTGAGAAAAAAACTGGAACATTTGGTTTAATGTCTTCTTTTTCAACGTACTATGGTCATCATTTTTCAACCATAGAAGGCGGTTTGGTTTCTACAAATGATTTTGAAACGTATGAAATTTTAAAATCAATACGATCTCATGGATGGAGTCGTGATTTGTGTAAAGAAACACAAAATAGTTTAAAAGAAAAATTTAATGTAGATGATTTTACAAATTTTTATACTTTTTACTATCCGGGTTTTAATTTAAGATCGACAGATCTTCAGGCTTACATAGGTTTATCACAGTTAAAAACATTAGAAGAAAAAAATGAAAAACGATATTTTAATTTTTTAAGATATCATAAAAACATTTCCAATTCATATTGGAAAATTAATTATTCAAATTTTGTAAGCAATTTTGCTTATCCAATAATACATCCAAATAAAAATTTAATCGTAAAAGATTTAAATACAAATAATGTAGAATGTCGCCCATTGGTTGGTGGATCTATGTCAAGACAACCATTTTATTATACAGTGTATGGTAGAAAAACATATCCCTTTTCTGATATTATTCATGATAATGGATTGTATTTACCAAATAATCCAGATATGACTAATGATGAAATAGATTATATTTGTAATATTGTTAACAGGAATATAAATTAATATGAAAACAGCTTTAATTATCGGTGCAAATGGTCAGGATGCTTCTTACCTTGCAGAATTTTTGTTAACTAAAAATTATACTGTTCACGGCACAATTAGAAGAAATTCTGTTCCAGAATCTCAAACAACAAGAATTCAACATTTATATGATAAAAATTTAATAAATTTGCATTATGCTGATTTAACCGATGCTTTAAGTATTGAAAACATTATACAAAAATTGCAACCCGACGAAATTTATCATTTGGCTGCTCAATCGCACGTTCAAATTTCTTTTGAATTACCACAGTATACGTTAGATGTAAATGGTGGTGGAACACTGGCTGTCTTGGAAGCTGTTAGAAGATTTTCACGGCATTCAAAAGTTTATCACGCGTCCACATCAGAAATGTTTGGAAATTCTCAAGATTTAGATGGATTTCAAAGAGAGACTACGCCAATGATACCAGTGAGTCCTTATGGTTGTGCCAAATTGTATGCACATACTCTTTGCAGAAATTACAGTCAATCTTATGGTATTTTTGCCTGTTCAGGAATTTTATTTAACCATGAATCTCCCAGAAGAGGAATTAATTTTGTAACCAATAAAGTAGCACTTCAAGCTGCAAAAATTAAACTTGGTATGGCAGATAAATTGGTACTTGGAAATATAAACGCTAAAAGAGACTGGGGCCACGCAAAGGATTATGTGGAAGCAATGTGGTTAATGCTTCAAAACAAAGAGCCAGATAACTTTGTAATTGCAACCGGAGAGACGAGAACGGTAAAGGAAATGGTTGACTATGTATTTGATAAGATTGGTTTAGATTCAAAAAAATACGTAGAGACTTCTGAAAAGTATTGTCGTCCCGAGGAATTACATTACCTCAGAGGTGATTCAACAAAGGCTAGAACTGTTCTTGGATGGAATCCAAAAATAACATTTGAAGAAATGATGGATGAAATGGTAGATTACTGGATGTTTAAATTAAGTAAATCAAATGTTGATTTAGTCGATGTATAAGCTATAATAATATTGTGAAAAAGCCAAAGAAAAAGAAATCCAAACCATCTGATGCTGATTATGTAGATAATCAAGCTCTCTACGATGCTTTGGTTGAATATAAAAAAAAGTTAAAAGATGCAGAAAATGCAGGACGCAAAAAACCAAAATTGCCTGATTACATAGGCGAATGTATTTTAAAAATAGCATCAAGACTTTCTTATAGACCTAATTTTGCAAATTATCCATACAGAGAAGAAATGGTATCAGATGGTGTTTTAAATTGCATAACATACATAGATAACTTTGATCCAAAACTTTCTACCAGCCCGTTTGGTTATTTAACCCAAATATGCTGGTTTTCTTTTGTTCGTATCATAAACAAAGAAAAAAAAGAAAAATACACTCAATTTAAATTTGCCGAACAACAAAACAATAAAGACTTTCAAAATTGGTTTAATGAAGTTTATGCTGGAGTAGATATAGGAAGAAAAGATTTTTTTGGATTAACTGATTCCGATATGGAACGATTTGATGAAATGACAAATCCAAAAAAATCAAAAATAAAGAAAAAAAAGAAATCATCAAAATTAGATATATTTGAATAATGAAAGCAATAATACTTAACGATACACATTTTGGTTATAAAGCCGATTCTACGATTGTATTGGAATATACACTTTCTTTTTTTGAAAATCAGTTATTTCCATATATCAAAAACAATAATATTACAACAATTTTTCATTTAGGCGATCTATTTGATCGAAGAAAATATATTAATTTTAAAACACTAAATGCTGTCAGAGAAAGATTTTTTGAACCATTAAGAGAAATGGGTATCAAAGTACACATTATATGTGGGAATCATGATACATTTTTTAGAAATACTAATAAAGTAAATTCTTTAAATGAATTAGTTTCTTATTATCCAAATTGGAATGTATACTCTGAACCAACAGAGATAAATCTAAAAGATGGTTGTGTTGCTTTGCTTCCTTGGATAAATCCAGAAAATGAAATGGCTGTTTCAGAGTTTTTGGAAAACACAACATGTTCTATTTTACTGGGTCATTTAGAATTATGCGGATTCCAGAGTATTCGTGGCGTATTTATAGAGCAAGGATATGATCATAAGCACTTCGACAAGTTTGAGTATGTTCTTACTGGGCATTATCATGTTAAGTCTAGCAGGGATAACATTCATTATCTCGGTACGCAATATCAGATGGCTTATTCGGATGTGTGGGAAGAGAAGGGCTTCCATGTCTTTGATTTCAAGAACCGCACTCTTGAATTTGTACAAAATCCAGAAAAGCTTTTCTATACGCTTGACTATAACGAAGACTCCACGGAAAAATTAAATTATGCCGAGTACAAAGACAAATATGTCAAAATTTTTATCAAAAACAAAACTAAGCAAAATCAGTTTGAAAAGTATATCGACAAATTTTATGAAGCTGGAGTGGCAGAACTTCAAATTGCAGAAGAAGTAAGTTCAAATCCAGAACTTGTTGCTGTCGATATTCATAAAGACACCCTTCAACTTCTCCACGAAGAATTAGAAACAATTAATGAGAAGTCCGTCAACAAGAATACACTTGCAGAGATCATAAACTCGGCATATAATAGCGCCTTGTCAAAGGATGAAGAATGATTGAATTTGTCTCGGTAAAAATTAAAAACTTTGGTTCGTTTGGGAATAATTTTACTGAAATTAAACTGAATACAAACAAGACTACCTTGGTCACGGGGACCAACGGAAATGGCAAATCCTTCGCCCTGCTTGACTCTCTCTGCTTTGGTTTGTTTGGCAAGCCATTTCGCCCAATCAACATTCCGCAGCTTGTAAACAGCATTAACGCTAAGCAATGCGTGGTTGAAATAGAGTTTAAGAGATCCAATTCGACTTATTTGGTTCGCCGTGGACTTAGTCCAAAGATGTTCGAAATCTACAAAGATGGTGAAATGCTAGATCAGCATGCAAAGTCCAAGGATTACCAAGAACACTTTGAAGAACATATTTTAGGGTTTGATTATGCTGCCTTTAAACAGGTTGTAATTCTAGGTAAATCAAACTTTGTTCCTTTCATGCAATTGACTCCAGCAGAAAGAAGAAAAATTATTGAGGGTTTGCTGGACCTTGATATTTTGGCAGATATGAATCAATATGTAAAGGGACATCTTGGTTCTTTGAAAGTAGAAATTGCAGAAAATCAATCTTTACTTAAAATTGCTCACGAAAAGATCAAATCCCAAACAGAGTTCATCGATCAAGTCAAAAGCCATAATGCAGATGATATAAAAGCAATTGATGAAAAAATTCAATCTTTTGAAGAAAACATTAAACTCAGCAAATCTGAAAAAACCGAATATACCAAAGAGTTAAAAAAATTATCAGAAGAACAATTAAAATACCAGAAGGCAATTAAGTCTCTGAAAGATGTTCCTCTTATGTTGCTTAAAACTGAAACAATGGAAGTAACACTAAAAGAAGAGATTGAGTCTTTGAAGACTTCTGCAACTTGTAAATGTTGTGGCCAAGAATTGCCAACAGATCAAAAGCAAAAACATATTAGTGAAAAAGAAGTTAAGCTTTTAGAATGCCAAAAAGCAATAAAAATTGCTCAAGAGAAAAATCAAAAATTTTTAAATGCACAAGAAGAATATAATTCTTATAACGTAAAAATACAATCAACGTCCGATGATATCATGGGTATTGATTATAGAATAGGAAATGGAGAAGAGAATGTAAAGCGGCTTCAAAAGGAAAAGAAAGATAAACAAGCAGCTAATAATATATCTTCTCTAGAAGAAAGTTTAAATAAATCTGAATCCGAAAAACAAAATATTTTAAATAAATTGCAGAGTCTAATCAATGATCAAATTCACCACGATGTTGTGTACGATATCCTCAAAGATGGTGGCCTTAAGAGCCGTATTATCAAACATTATGTTCCCATCATCAATGGACTCGTCAACAAGTACCTTGGAAAACTCAATCTATATGTTGACTTCAACATCGATGAGGAATTTAAAGAAACAATCAAATCCAGATACAGAGATGAATTTTCATATTCCTCTTTCTCTGAGGGAGAGAAACAGCGTATCGATTTGGCCATACTGTTGACTTGGCGAGAAATAGCAAAGATGAAGAACAGTCTTAACTGCAATCTTTTAATCTTTGATGAAATTCTTGACTCATCTTTGGATGCAACGGGTACAGAATCATTCCTTAAACTATTAAATAAGATGAAGAGCAAATGCTCTATATTCATCATAAGTCATAAAGCAGACTCTTTAGCAGATAAATTTGATTTACATATGCACTTTGAAAAGAAAAATAATTTTTCTAGAGTAAAAGTACAAGTATAAATATTTGTAAATGTTTCGTGGAGAATTCAAATTTAAAACATATAACGGAAAAAATCAATATTATTTTCCCGGAGAAATTGTTTTTTATCAGGGAAAATTGTATGAGTGTTTAAAAACCACAACAAATTCACCTGAACAAAGCAAATTATTTTGGAAATATTCAGGAAATACTGAAATTTTTTACGGTAGCAACCCACCAATAAATCCTGTAGAAGGTCAAGAATGGGTCACCCCAAGTGGTTCCAAATATATTTGGTATAATGATGGCAATAGTTTTCAGTGGATTGAAACTTGATTTATAGATTATTGGAGTTATAATACAATTATGAATGAAGACAGTTTTGAAAAATTTACTAATCGTAAAAAGAACAAGCCTTCTAGTTTTGGACGTAAACAGCAAAATCGTAATAAGCGTGGAAACCGTCATGAGCAAAAACAACAGCTCAATGACATGATTTATAAAACAAAGGATAATTATGACAACCGTGACTAAAATGAAACTTAGCAAAGAAACACTTTCACTACTTAAAAATTTTGCGGAAATCAATTCCAATATTTTGATTAAACCGGGAAATTTTATCAACACAATGTCTGTTGGTAGAAATATCTACGCAGAGTCTTCAATACAAGAAGATTTTGAAACAGAAATTGGTATTTTTGATCTTAATAAGTTTTTGGGAGTCATTAGCATGTTTAATGATCCGGAACTTGAGTTTAATGATACTTATGTAGATATTTCAAATGGAAAATCCACAGTTCGGTATTATTATACCGAACCATCAATTTTGACAGTTCCACCAAAAAAGCTTAAATTACCAAACACTCAAATTACATTTGATTTGAATGAAAATGATTTGAATGAAATTCTAAAGGTATCTAGAATTCTTCAAGTTAATGATCTTGAAATTGTAGGTGAAAATGGTGTATTAAAAATTGTTGTAGTTGATTTTAAAAACGACAGTTCAAATAATTTTACGCTTGTAATTGAAGAGAATTACAAAGGACAAGATTATAAAGGCAGAATTAATGTATCAGACATTAAATTTTTGCCCGGTTCTTATAAAGTAGAATTGAGCAACACAATAATTTCAAAATTTACACATACCAACAGTAATCTATCATATTACATCGGAATTAACCGGAGCTAAAAGTGTCTGATATTAATAATGTGCTTTGGGTCGAAAAGTATAGACCCAAGTCTTTGTCTGAATGCATTCTCCCGATTGATCTTACTACAGTTTTTAATGGTATGATTAAAGAAGGGGCAATGCCAAATATGTTGTTTTATGGCAAGGCAGGCACGGGCAAAACTACGGTTGCCCGTGCTCTTGCTAGAGATCTAAATTACGATTCCATGATAATCAACTGTTCAGAAGAAAATGGTATCGATACTCTTCGAACTAAAATTAGACAATACGCATCTACAGTTTCGTTGAACGGTACTCTAAAGGTAATTATTCTTGATGAGTTTGATTATGCAAATCCACAATCAATTCAACCAGCATTGCGTGGTGCGATTGAAGAGTTTCATACAAATTGTAGATTTGTTTTGACATGTAATTATAAAAATAGAGTTATAGATCCTCTGCATTCTCGCTGTACTGGTATAGATTTTACTGTTCCAACTGCAGAAAAAGCACAAATTGCAAAAGCAATGATGGATAGAGTTGAATATATACTTAAAACAGAGAATGTACCATATGAACAGCAAGTTGTCGCTAATCTCATCAAAAAACATTTTCCAGATTTTCGTCGTATTATCAACGAACTTCAAAAGTATTCTTCTTCTGGAAAAATTGATGTTGGAATTCTTTCACATGGTAGCAGTGAATCCTACAAAGAACTCATGGGATACATGAAGTCAAAAGATTTTACTTCGTGCCGTAAATGGGTGGTGCAAAATTTAGATCTCAATACAACAGAGTTCTTTAAAAAACTCTACACAGAACTTTATACAACTTTAAAACCAAATTCAGTACCTGCAGCAATTCTTCATATTGCTGAATATCAATATAAATCTGCTTTTGCAGCAGATCAAGAAATTAATACGATGGCCCTATTGGTCCAATTGATGATGGATTGTGAGTTTGCATAATGGAATTAAAAGAATATCTCAACAGTATCAATTATGACAAAAAACCTCTCATGGATAATGATGAGGTTGCCGCAAAAGAATATCCGGCATATGTAGTAAATCGTTGCTTATCATATTTTAATGATACTATTTTTTATGCAAATGAAATGAATTGCAAACCAATTCTAGATTCAAAAGCTCAATTTGATTTTTATAGACTGGGTGTAAGAAAAAAGAAAAGATATTCATATTGGCTTAGAAAAGAAAAAGATGATAAAATAAACTTAATAAAACAAGCTTTTTCATACAGTGAAAGTAAAGCTAGAGAAGTGCTAAATATTATTGGACCAAAAGATCTAGACAATCTTAAAAAGTCTTTAGACAAAGGCGGTCCAACCAATTTATAAGGTGTGTTATGTCAAGTATTTCAGATAAAGTGTTCAATAATGTTGGAGTCCATATAAAATTATTAGATTCCGAAGATTACATGGTAATAAAAGAAACCCTGTCAAGAATAGGGGTTTCCCCAAAAGGAAAAAAAGTTCTTTATCAATCATGCCATTTAATTCATAAAAATGATGTATATATTATAGCTCATTTTAAGGAATTATTTTCTTTGGATGGATTGCCTTCAAATACCAGTGAAGAAGATATAAAAAGAAGAAATACCATTGTAAAACTTTTAGAGGATTGGGAATTATTGGAAGTAATAGACAAAGAAAAAATAAAAAATACTCTTCCAATAAATGCTCTAAAAATTATTAAATACGAAGAAAAAGATAACTGGGATCTTATTCCAAAATTTAATCCCGGTTCATTACGCAAATTTTTTAATTCATAAGGATGACTATGTATAGTTTAACATTAGCAATGATCGTAAAAAACGAGGCACCAAATATCGAAAGATGCCTTGAATCTGTCGCAAAATATATTGATTATTATGTCATAGCTGATACGGGATCAGTTGACAATACTAAAGAAATAATTAAAAAGTTTTTTGATTCTAAAAATATCCCCGGAGAAATTTTGGATCATCAGTGGGAAGATTTTGGAACCAATAGATCTAAAGTTTTAAAACACTGCCACGGCAAAACAAAATGGGCACTGATGATCGATGCCGACGATAATATTGAGGGTGAACTTCCGGTGTCATCGTTTGATGATAATTTGGATGGATATGTTGTAAAAGTTGCCAGAGGAAACATGGTATGGTACCGGGCGCAGGTTTTCAATTTAGAAAAAAAATTATGGTGGTATGAAGAACCATTACACGAATATGCTATTTGCGAACAGCCGATGCAAGTTGAAAGACTTGAGGGAAATTATTCATGGAATGTTCGAACAGAGGGTTGCCGTTCTAGAGAAGTTAATAGTGATAGAGAAAAATATGCAAGAGATTATTTTTTATTGAAAAAATATCTTGAAAAAGACCCAACCTCAGTTAGAAAACAGTTTTATGCAGCACAATCCGCATTCGACGCACAATTGTTTGAAGTTGCAGAAAAAGAATACATGAAACGGGTTGAGATGGGTCAGTGGCCAGAAGAAATTTTTTATTCGTGGATTCGGATTGCAATTTGTAGAGAAATTATTGGTAAACCAGTAGAAGAAGTTGCAGATGCGTTAATGAAATCTTATGAAACCAAACCAAATAGAGCAGAAGCTTTATATCATTTATCTTGCATTTATAGAAAATACAATAGACCCAGAAATGCATTTTTGATTGCTGCTCAAGCTTTAACAATTCCAGTTCCGAAAGATGATATTCTCTTTGTCGATAAAGCCGTCTATCAATGGGGAATTTTAGATGAAATTTCAACAACAGCATTCTATGTTGGAAAAATTCATATGGGCTTGGCAGCTTGTGAAAAATTACTTTCTGAGCCATATATGCCAGAAGAACATCGTCCAAGAATTCAAAAAAATAAAGAAGTTTATCTAAAAGCAGTTGCCGAATTTAATGAAAATCAAGAAAAATTAAAGGCAGAGCAAAATAAAAAAATTGAAAAGATGGAAAATAAGACTACTCTAAATGTAGATTTAAATAAGGCCCAAACGGTCAAATTATAACTTATATCCAACTCCTAAATATTTAAATAATAGCCTATATCTATAGGCTATTATTTTTGGAGAAATTATGAGCGCAAACTACGATTTTACTATTATACAGGGAGACAGCTATAAATGGTCCATGTATTTAAATGATGCTGGATCACCTTATAATTTGGGTGGATGCACACTGTCAATGCAATTAAGAAAAGGATATTATCCTTCACCTCTAGTTGCCTCATATAGTGTTTATATTCCCGTGGGCAGTTCTGGTGTAACTATGCCCGGTGGCATAATTGGGGGTCTTTCTGGATCTGCGGCTGGAGGTACAATTTATGTTGCAATTGGTGCAACATATACTAGTCAACTTTCACCGGGGTCTACACCAAAATATGATATACAAATTGTTGGACCGAATAACAATTCTGTAACTACAATTTTACGCGGATCAATTGAAGTTTTGGATGAGGTTACCAGAATCTAATGTCAGATATAACAGTCAACGAGGAATCGGAATATCCAAAATTAACTGTTAATGTTACATCACAGTATCCTTCGATATCAATTATTCCTCAAAGAGAAATTGTTATTGGTGGAAATTCTACCATAATATATGGTTCTGGTGGGGGTGGAGTTGGTGGTAGTGGTCCCGGCCCAACAGGTGCACAGGGAATACAAGGTGTACAAGGTATTGCTGGTGGAAATTTAATTTGGACCAACGCCCAACCAGTTACTACTACTGTAGGTGGAATTATAGCTGGTGTGACATTAACAAATAAAAATGCTATAGAAGTTTTGGAGCAAATGCTATATCCCTATCAATCTGTTTCATTTACTTCATTCAGCACAGGAATTACAACGGGATCTAGAATTTATGAGGTTGGTTATTCTGTTCCGTCTGCAACTAGAGAATTTACTTGGACAACATCAGGAACTACAAATTGGGTTGCAGGCAGTATTAAAATATATAGGGGTTCATCTCAAATTTTAGGAACACCAGTTTCATCTTCTTTAAATTATAATAGTTCACCACAAAATTATACACATCCAGCATATAGCAATAATGCTCCGGCATCTATAGTTTTTAACATTGAAGGAAATCAATTGCAAGGTTCTGCCGCGTCTAGAACAGAAACGCATGAATGGAGATATTCGGGGTTTTGGGGTGCATCTACCACAGATGATTACAGACAAGCGAAAAATGATATTTATGGTGTTAATTATGAAAGACAACTCTTAACAAATATTTCTTCATTTACAAAAACTTTTCCATCAACTGATTCGCCAAGATACATTTATTACTTTTTTCCAGTATCTTTTAGTACACCGACATTCCAAGTTGGAGGTTTTACGACACAATTTGAAACCGGCACAGTGACAATCACGAACCAACATGGTTTGAGTTTAAATTATAAATATTACAGATTACCTAATGCTACTTCTGGTTCCTTAACAATTTCTCTTATAGTTTAATATCAAAATACTTAAATGGCTCAAATAACAGGAGGAATACCACTTGCAGGTTTTATCAGTCCGTTCGATTCGGCTGATACATATCCTGTAACAAAACCAATTTATGGTTTAGGTGGTTTAAGAACTGTTTCTACAATTTCAGATAGAGATGCTATTCCCGATCAAAGAAGAGAAGTCGGAATGCTTGTGTATGTTGAACAAAATTCGACATACTACTATCTAACAGGAACCGTTGGTTCGTGGGTTT